TGTGCTGTTTGTGACAACATCTTGAATTCCACGATCTTCAAACTGAAGACCAGCCTTGCTACCCTTCGGGTAGGTGCAGAAAACCCTTTTCGGACCCCAACCAACGAGCCAGATAGAGGTGTTATTCGTTGTTGCGCCACCGGCAGAAATTACTTGCGCGGAGGTTGTCTCCCCAGACAGAGAATAATACCGAGAATCCAAACCATTGAATTGCTCAGGATTATCAGATACGTCGCCATAGACAAGCGTATCCATTAATGTCTGGTTAAAACCTTCAATAAATCCAGCATCTTCGGATTTACGGAAAGCTGCTGTGTTACCATTAAGCATCGCAAGATCAACATCAATGTGATTCCTAGCTTCTAGAATCGCACAAGGATCTACGATCATCCCACGGGTCGTCTTAGTAGGCACGACACCAGCGTTCAAAAGACGAAAGCTAGGAGTCGGTAAAGACGTACGGATACTAGACTGATGTCCAGTGGGGAGGTTTCCCTCGTACCAAGGAATGTCATCAAGCATCTCGTTTGTTTCTTGAAGAACTTCTGCGACCTGAGCTACATTGCCGTTCGGGTCCAAGGACCGCGAAACGTCAAGTAACGTTGGCCATGAAGATGTTAAAGCAGCCATAGTGTTGCTCCTTTCATACTAATCCAATTTATTGAGGCATAGACGTATAGATCCGTCTTGGATCTGCTGAGTCTAAATTGTGCGGCTGATTAGGATCAACCACAGAATCCTCACTTATCGTTCTTCCAATTTTAGCCATAAACTTAACAAGCTCTTTATGGTTACCAACCCCGGTTTCTTGCAACATTGTCCGGAGATCATCTCCGCCGAATTTGTTGATCGCGCGTCCACAAGCAGCCAAGTCATCCTTGGCTTTAGGGCCCAGTTCAGTCATGGTGTCTGTTTTCCACCCGGCAATGATAGATTTAAAGTAATCCTGCGACTCCTCTCGTTGCCTATCGATAGTGCTCTGGATCAATGGGACATACGCTTCAACAAGTTTCTGCGCGCCATCGTTTGTTATCCCCAATTCCTTAAAAATTGGTGTAAACAACTCAAGCGTTGTTTCATCCAGGTCCATACCTTCAGGTAATGATACATCGTATTTCTCTGGCACTTCAGCCTTTGGCTCTTCTTCTTTTTTAGGTTCCCCTTCCCCAGGCTCCCCATCCCCTTTTACTTCAGGGCTAGGCTCTTCTTTTTTTTCAGGTCCCAGCAATGTAGGATCTTCTTCTACAACAGCGGGCTCTTGATCTGGGTTAATTGGATCCGTGTTAAATGCCGTCGGGTCTTGGTTGGTGACAACGGGATTTTCTTCCATTAGATTACTCCTTCTTTAGATTCCTCTTTTTGTTTAGTTAACTCCTCACTTGTGCGTTCGCTATAAAATTCCTGCTGCATCTGAGCAAACGACATAGGACTAGCCCTCATGATCACTCCGAGAACAAACAACCCAACACCCCTCTTTCCTTCGTTGAAGAACGTTGTGCTATTGCCGGTGAACGAAGTCTTGTACATTCCAGTGTAAGTTAACACCCTCCATACAAACCTTCTAAATTCCACAAACGTTAACAATTTTTTTACATCATTGTCTTCACGCTCCATCCGCTTATCTGTCTTAAGCTTTTCTTTCTGCTGTTTCTTCGTATTTATAAGTTCACTCATTGTTTCACCATATCCGTAAGACCACTCAAAACGCTGGGTTCATCTGTCTTAGCACTAGCAGCATTCTTAGCTGCTTTGCTAAGAGTTTCCATAGCTGCTATATTTTGCTGAGTTTCAAGAGCCTGCTGTCTCTGCTCACGGATCTGCATTATAATTTCTTTCTCCACAATCAGGTTTGCTGGTATGCCTTCCAGTCTTGCGACCTCTCGGATCGCTTCATCGATGTCAATAACATCTATGGCATCTTGCTTAACTGGAGTAACACCACCAATAAACCCAACAACACGACTGATAGAGTTAACGCCAATAGCTCTCTGTGCTTGTGCGAGGATTGATACATATTCTACCTCCAATGCCATTCCTTGCATTTCTTCGGGCGGTGGTGGTAGCATCATGTTTCTTTGTAAGATGTTAAATAATCTATCAAGGAACGGATCTAACATTTCGTTTTGGAGACGCTCAAGAACTGGTCCCATCATCATAATCTTTTCTTGCTGACGTTCCGCAACCTCTGTGGCAGTCATGTTAGATTTGTCAAAATTAACCATCATCAAAAACAGATCCACAAAGAAATCTTTGTTAATGGCTGTTCTTAAGGAATTGATCAATTCTATGAACGATTCCAGATTTGCGTTTACTTGGTACGCCGGTCGCACGCCGCCGTTAGGCATTGTTGAACTCGATAACGTTACTCCGCCCGGAAGCAAGTTAACGTGTCCTTCAACCGAACTATCTTTCTGCATAGGAGGATTATGACTTTTCTCCTGGGCCAGCAATTTATCCAGTTGTGTTTTCTGGAGCTGTTTAACATTACCTAAAGCGTTCCACCCAGGGCCATATCCATATATAGTATCTGTCGTTACCGTATCCCAACGTGGAGCAATGAAGGGCCTTTCCTGGAAACCGCGAAAGGCTAACAGATCCTCTCCCGCGTTCTCTTCCCAGTAAACGGAACGGTACGGCATGTTTTGCTGATCTTCATAACCATCTAGCTTTGAAGTATTTGGTTCAATCAAATGATAAACATCAACCCACTCGTCCATACGCTTATCCTTATAAAGAACTTTTACAGCTGGCGAACAGTTCTCCTCTCCGAATTCTTCGATCATCTGATTCACTTGGAGTTTGTATCTCCTCCCAAGAGTATCAACGATGCCGCTAGAATTAATGCCGAGATAATATTCGCCAATAGTAAATGATCTTCCACGGATAACCTTTTCAATATCCTCTAAGAACAATGAAACTGATACACCAAAAATTCCTATCTCCTTATACATCGAATAAAAAACACTATAAACATTACTTTGCTGACAGATCTTCATCATCAAATTTGTTACTTGATCACACCATATACCAACATCCTGGACCTTCATCAACTCGCCATCAGGAACCTTGATCTTAAACCATGGCCGTGTTGGTGACGTCATCCCACTCTGCATGCCGCTTGCCATAATATTACTGGCTTGCGTAGAGTGGCCATCGAGAATAGTTTTATGATCGATCATCTTCCCGCGGTTAGGCTCATCACCTATAAACCGTCCACGGATCTGGTCATGATACTTAGCTAAGTCTTTCCAGGCAGCAACCCACTTCTGACCTTCGGACTCTATCGATTTAAATCTCTTACGAAGTGTATCCTTCGTGGTATGTGTCGATTTCATATTTAAACTCCAAGCTTATCTTTTCCAGTGATCGTCTGAGTTAATAAATCTGAACCGGTGCCCGTTAATCCTTTAGAAGATGTTTTTATAGTTGACGCTAGTCCATTCCGCATCCGCGACAATTTTTTCCTACGCTCTTCTTCCGTTGCCATACCTTCAACCTCTGACGGTTGAATTGTCTGTGGCGTTGGAGCGGGCGCGGTCTGTGCCACAGGCTCCGGTGATTTAGACCCTCCGAAGCATCCGCGGTTATTCCTTAGCATTTCAAATATGCTCGTCATATCGATCTCCTAATATAGAAGGTTTTGATTTAAAGCGCTTTGCTGTGTAGTCCCCAGTTTAATCACGCGCCGGATTGCTTCGTCGTTCTTCTCCTGTACTTCAACTCTCTTCTTAGCTTCCTTAGGACTAACTTGTTCCTTCGGTGGCGGAATATTTTTCTCAGCCTCTAACCTCTTCTCTTCTTTAAAGGAAGGGGAATCCTTCAGAAGCTTAGAACTTCTTGCTTCGTTTCCTGTCCCATATTTCACTGTTGCCTCTGTCAGAGCAAGACTCGAAGAAGCTCCACCGCTAGGATCCACAATAGTCAGGATTGTTCTTTGCTTGTTATTTCTAACCTGACGATTTCCAAAGTTCTTAAATATCTGAGAATTACACATTAGTTCAATCTCCCAATTGTTAATGATAAAGGATCGAACCTTCGTTCTGTTTCTTTTAAATTTAACGAAAGAGGATCATACGGCTGGGCCACATCTATCATAGACTGAAACCCGCGCTGAACTTTTGATCTAACAGGGAACGCGAAGGTAAGCGCTAAGGCGTCGCCCCGCCCTGGTGATGCCAACCCTCGCGATCTCATACTTTCTTTTGGCTCAAGATATACCTTTCCACAATTAGGCCCGATCTCACCCACCCGGGCTTCAACCCCAGTTAGATCAGAACAGAGCACTGGGTCGTTCGGAATCGCTCCTCCGCCAGCCAGCCACTCTTTCATGTTGTTCCACATCTCCGCCCTCTTGTTAAGCAACCCTTGATTCGAGCTTCTACTACCAAACGCGATAAGAGTCCACTTCCGGCCCATCTGCTTCCCTGCCGAATATATTCCGGTACCATAGCCCAGATCGATGAAAACCGCATCAGCCTTGTATTCGTCCTCGAACCTTGCAATGTGCCCTGCCATCTCAACGTCATCGTCATTTTTCTGGTAGGTTCCTAAAATCTTACTCATTAAGCCTTGGCGTAATACGACAGCGAATTCGTCACCGCCTTGCCAGGCCGGGTCTACTCCTATTATAACGGGAGCAAAGTTGTACTGTTCTTCGCGGAGGTGCTTACCTCTTGCCATCTCCACAATATCGCCCGGTATGAACTGCTTGCTTGATGCGTGGGGGAAAACTCCACGAACGTGAATACGGACAAAATCTGAATCCTCTCCGTAATCTTCAACCCATTTGCCAATTTGCTCTTTGTTTGTGAACTTACACGTTCTGCTATCGACGTGACTACCTCGCCATCTATGCCTATGTCCGTTGAAACAAGCGTGGAAACGTCCGGTGTTCCTAGTGGGATTCCCGAAGGTTGCCCAAATGATCTCCGTATTTTCATCCGTCATTGCCCCTTCTGCGGTTTCCCAAATAATATCCGGGATAGCTGACGCCTCATCAAATATAAGAATAACTCGTTTACCCTGGTTATGAAGCCCCGCGAACGCTTCCGGCTTATTCTCACTCCATGGGATCTGGTCAATACGCCACGTCCTCTCATGTTCCGGGTTCTTACTGTACAGCGCCGTCGCTGTTACTACAAACCAATCTTTAATTATACACATCTGGTGCCACTTGCTCAGCTCAGCCCAGGTCTTTGTCCGGAGCTG